ATCTTGGTTTACATCGGATTCGGCTCATGTTATACGCTTCGCCAAGGAAGTGTTCATGAGGAGTGGGATTATCGTACCAGGATTGGCATCTGGGAGCTTTGCCTGCTACCCAGGTGCGGAACGTACTGGCGGTGTCCCCTCGGGTAGTGTTCTCACTAACCTGATCGATTCTCTAGTCAATTTGTGGGTAATGTATTACTCAGCCCACCGTCTTGGATCAAGAGTACTCTTTGCCCTTTCACAAGGGGATGATGGAGTATACACCTTTCAAGGTTACCCTTCCAAGGCGGATTTGTCTGGAGTTATATCCGAACTAGGGATGACCATGTCCGAGGAGAAGTCTATGATGTCCACTGAGTGTGTACATTTCTTGCAAAACTTGCACACAAGGCGGTATCTTATTGACGGTCTCTCGGTTGGCCAAAGGCCCTTCACGCATATCCTTAACTCAGCGATGAGTATGGAGCGTGATGATGGTAAGGAGTGGAATCGCGACTGTCACACTATCAGATGGTTACAGCAGTGGAGCGAGGGGGATAATCACCCTTCGTTCCATGAGGCTTGCGACTGGCTCTATGAGTCGGATTGGATGTGTAAAGGCATCCTTTGTAGGCTGTGTGATGACGACACGACCTACCTCTCTAAGCTGCTTGCCTGTGTCTCGAGGAAGGATTCGAATGCCTTCTTTGGGTTGTCTGTCCAGGGATTCCTTACGTCCCCCGTGATTCAGTACCTTAAGCGCAGGATGAGGTGATTCGTACTAGTGGTTAGAGGTTCTTTAACCTCGAAAGGGGGCTTCTATGACTTTTCGAATTTCTGTAGTTGTGAGTGCGTTTGTAGTACTCACTTTCCTGGCCTTCGTTATGATGGTCAGGGGCTGCTAAGAGTCTCCCCTTGACGTTGGGAGGTAGATATGGATTATGATCTAAATTCCTTATTTTGGGACGTGGAGGATCTCTTGGAGCTCCTCGTCTGGCCTACTATAAGGATTCCGGGAATTATCCTGGAGAATCAGAATCTTCGCGAAGTTGGGGGTGGTATTGGGATTCAACGGAATTTCAATGACCCCTTTAGTCCAGAAGTGGAGCCCGCGGAGATTGCGCTTGACTTGAGACCACAGGACCTTCGGGGCCTCGTGGAGGGCAAGCCTCCCGCTGACGTTGAACTCGTAGTTCCAGGACGCATCGATCCATCTCGACAATGGTTTCGCGTCCGCGGCAGGAAAGGAGTAGTGACTCATGGCACGTTCCAGACGTGGCATGTTTCGGGGCAATGGTAATCGTGGGAACGGAGGAGTCGGTAATTACGGCTCCGGAGACGTTCGACGACGTCGCACCTGGAATATTGGCGGTACTGCAGTAACGACTGCAGGTAATCCGGCCGCTCAAAATAGTTGGGGTGGAGAAATCGCCCTGGCTACGGGTGCGACTTATGCCTTCCAAGCGGTGACTCTTCAACCGGCACCCAATGCCGAGTCAGCACCGCCTCTGGTGGGTGAGGTAGTTGCGGAGCAAATCCAAGGCTCCATATTCTTCAGCTCCCCAAATATCGCCGGACGATATTATCTGGGGATCGGGATCTTCATCTCGAAGTTTAACTCGATCTCCGGTGTTTGGGAGTTCCGAGATCCCTCCACGCCGACTGACGCCGCGGAGGATGACTGGTTGTTTCTCCGTATGCTGGTGATCAACGTTCCGTTGAATTCAGCTGAGACGGTCCAGTCCATGATCGAGGTACCTCTGGCCATTCCACGCCCTGTCGTAGTTGGCAAGGGCATGGCGCTACAGGTTCAACTTTGCAGCGACGCCGAATCTGTGGCTGAAGGGCAGATTGTTGCCACCTCTTATTTCCGAACGCTACTTTCGCAAGTCGCGTGACCCCGTCCTGT